TGGCTGGGAGAATTTGAAACGGCAGGAATAACAAAGGACAATATCTCTTTTGGTTTTGAATTCAATTCCCCAGTGTCTATAGATCCCAATGCCGAGGTAGAGCAGTTTCCGTCTCCCGACTTCGTCTATGGTGAGGATACCCCCTTACAAAAGCGTGAGAGAATATATGACCAATGGAAAATTTTGCATGGATTGAGTGTCAGCAATCGAAAAATTTTTCCTCACACAAAAATCATATTCGTGAGAAACAAAATACCAAGAACACTGCTGCGATCGGGGATCAAACCCAAGATAGCATTCATGTTGCAGGATACCCCCATGTGGGCCATGAGTACCAACACCCTGGACAAGCTGGTTGAAAGTTTGCCAAAAAGATTGTATTATATGAGTCAGAAACCATCTGACAAGATACAATCTATATGAGTTCATGCAAACTGGTAATTCGAGACGAGGTAAACGTCAAATTTGAAAATCTTTCTCTGGAACACAGGAAGAATTTCAGCAATAAATTTAAATTCGAAATACCATATGCTCGACATCTTCCAGCAGTCAAACTGGGCAGATGGGATGGCAAGGTCAGTTTCTTTGGACTGGGTGGCAACACCTATCTAGCATTGGTCAGGGAGATATTACCCATACTGGAAGATGCTGGTGTATATGTGGAATTGGAAGATCAAAGAACTCCTCACAATTTTGAATTTAAATTAATAGATCAAAATTATCTAGCTGACATTAAATGGCCAAAGAGTCATCCCTGTGCCGGACAATCTATAGTGTTGAGAGACTATCAGGTGGAAACCATAAACAAGTTCTTAGGGAATCCACAATGTATTCAAGAGATTGCCACGGGGGCAGGCAAGACCATCATAACAGCATCATTGTGTCGACTGGTTGAAAATTATGGACGTACTCTAACTATTGTGCCCAACAAGAGTTTGGTCACACAGACCGAGGACGATTTCTTGGCATGTAATCTAGACGTGGGAGTGTACTTTGGTGACAGAAAAGAGTTGGGAAGACAAAATACAATCGCAACTTGGCAATCATTGAACATATTAGAAAAGAAAAGCAGAGACGATGAGACCACAGCGTTCTTGGAAGCCATAGATAACATCAATACCGTTATCGTGGACGAGGTGCACATGGCCAAGGCCGACGTGTTGAAAAGAATGTTGACTGGACCATTTGCTCGATGTGGCATACGTTGGGGACTCACGGGCACGGTGCCCAAAGCCGATTATGAGTTTTATGGACTGCGATGCAGCATAGGCGACGTGGCCAATAAGATAGCGGCAAAGGAATTACAAGACAAAGGGGTGTTGGCCAACTGCCATGTAAACATTTTGCAGACACAAGATCATCCAGAATTTAAAAATTATCAAGAAGAATTAAAATGGCTGACCACAGACGAGACTCGCATGAATTGGGTGGCAAAAACTATAGAAAATATTGCTACATCTGGCAACACAATGATTCTAGTGGATAGAATATCTGCTGGTGAGTTATTAGAAAACAAAATACCCGGCAGCGTGTTCATATCTGGATCTACAAAAAATATAGAAAGAAAAGAACATTACGATGAAGTTTCTATAGCACAACACAAAGTTATTATTGCCACCTATGGTGTGGCCGCTGTGGGCATAAACATACCTAGGATCTTTAACTTGGTGCTGATTGAACCTGGTAAAAGTTTCGTGCGTGTGATACAGAGCATTGGTAGGGGCATAAGAAAAGCCGAAGATAAAGATCACGTCAACATTTGGGATATAACTTCCAGCTGCAAATTTGCAAAAAGACATCTTGGGCAAAGGAAAAAGTTTTACAAAGAGGCCAATTATCCGTATAATATAGAAAAGATAGATTATGAAAATCCTTACATTAGAAAATAAAACATACTTATTAGAAAAAATACCAGAATATGTAGACGATAAATTAAGATTTGCAGTTCTGGATAATTCTAATCCTGCTGATCCAGACTATTTTTTTATACCTTTAATATTTTTAGAATCGTTTAATGCTCCGGCGGCGGTGCTACAGATAGGAAAACACAGAATACAAATGCCCTTGGATTGGAAGATGCTCATAGGTGATCCGGAACAAGGAGAATTGCATGTATTGCCGATAACCAGTTTGAATGATCGCGGGTTTTCTGCATTTATATACAATCCTATAACTGGGTCAAGACCAGAATTTGCGGAAATCGACATTGTGGACATTTATCAAGAAGTTAAATGGTATTTCCCCAAGATCAAATCAGGACAAATACTTGCGGTTCCTTTAACAGATATACACAATCCACCGTGTGCCTATTTTGTCAAAGATATATCTAGACAATCAGAATTTTTAGAATACGGATCGGTATGGTAAGAAGAAAAGACAACGTGGTTCGCATGGAAGCTCCGGTCATCATGGTTCCGGACGAGCGGGACAGAAAGATGCCTGTGTTGATGAATAGGCATTACATCGAATGGATCATGGAACATGCTCGAAAGAAAAAATTAAGCATACAGGGTTATCAATTGCGAAACAAGAACATTGAGATAACTTTTAAAAATCCGAAACATGCATCAATATTTGCACTAACATGGAGAGAGGATGACTGAGAAGAAAAAGTTTTTTGAATTAAGAAACAGCATGAAAGCTATAGACTTTCGTAACAAAGATTACTATGATCGCATCGATGAACATGAGAGATCGCTGTACAGTCCTTACATGACCATGCGTTATGCTTCTGCCGTGTCTGGGGATAGATTCTATCAAGAACATTATGTGGAAATGGTCAACGAGTGTGTTAATAAAAATCTTTTTGAATTGAGCGGGAAACATAAAAAATTATGTTGGCTTTTGACTGCCATGTGTGGGGGATTGAAACAACAATTCCATCCATGGGTCAAACCAATGAAGAAGAATGTGAATAAATCTTTACAGACTCTGATGGATATCTATCCTAACACCAAAATGTCAGACCTCGAGACATTGGATAAGATCATAACCGACAGCGAGCTAGAACAACTGCTAGAAGATCATGGAAAGCAATCTTAACACCTGCACATTTTGCGGCAAGAGTTTCACAAAAGAAAGAACCCTACAGGTTCATGTGTGTGAGCCCAAGCGTCGACATCTGCAAAAAAATGAGAAATGGGTGCAGAATGCGTTACTGGTATTTCAAAGATTCTATCAGATACATCAGAACAACGGAAAACCAAAAACCTATGAAGATTTCTGTAAGAGTGCTTACTATAATGCTTTTGTGAAATTCGGCAGATACATCATGCATGTTAATCCCTTGTATCCTGAAAAGTATATCGATTACATAATCAAATCAAGAATAAAATTAGATCACTGGGCCCGAGACGATCTATACGAGGCATATCTCATAGACATGTTAAAAGCAGAACCGGTTGAAGCAGCACTCACAAGATCAATTCAAACCATGATGGATTGGGCAGAAGAGCAAAATGCACAATGGGCAGATTATTTTCGGTTGGTCAACACTCCTAGAGCAGTGCAACATATACAGAGTGGTAAATTATCTCCATGGTTGGTTCTTGGTTGTAGTGCCGGAAAAAAAATGTTACAGTCTTTCACGGACGAACAATTACAGATGGTACAGAGATTTATTAACCCAGAGTATTGGTCTTATAAATTTAAATCATCAACGGCGGATGCAATCTTTGTGCAAGAGACAGCGAGGGAGGCCAAAATTGAGTAACAAGATTGTGATGGAGGAAGGTATAGATGTGGCAGTGGGAGATTCTATCATAGTGATTAAAGAAGACGGTTCAATTGGACAGGTAATAATGCCAGAAGTAAACAATTCTGCACAAGAGAGCAAGGGTTATAAATTAACTTTGGATGTGCTAGAATTTATCGACAAGGAAAAGGGCGGATTGATAAGAGCCGAAACTAACAGAAGGAGATATAACTGATGCCAGATGTAGATATAGATTTTGCAAATAGAGAACAAGCACTAAAATTATTTAAACATGTGCCGGCATCTATTATCAAAGACGAAGAAATAGAAAAACACAAAACAGGAGTGTACTTCCAAGAAGTTCCCGTGGATCCGATGTTGGGTTCTTGCAGTTTTGATTTCAAAAGGGCAGAAGAGCGTGGATATTTTAAAATAGATTTATTGAATGTGAATCTTTACGAAAGCATAAAAACAGAACAAGAACTAGTGGAATTGATGTTGGAAGAACCAGACTGGAACATGTTGAAAGATAAAACAATCGTGGATCAACTGTTCCATATCAATGGTCATTTCGACATAGTATCTAAATTAGAACCAAAAAATATTGAACAACTGGCGGCGGTGCTGGCGATCATAAGGCCTGCCAAGCGTCACCTCATGCACAAGTATTGGACTGAGATATTAAAAGAAGTCTGGCTGAAACCCTCCGACGACAGTTATTATTTTAAAAAATCTCATGCCGTTGCCTATGCACAAGCCATCGTGGTGCAGATGAATCTCCTAAGAAAAAATAAATAGAATAAAAAAAATTAAACAGGTCGACGCATCAACTGTATGG